AGTCTGTGACCTTCTTGACCCCCTATTTGATGACACCAAACAGGAAATCTTTGGGGAAATCATAGATGCCCACAAACCGCCACCCAAGAAGAGAGAGCCCTCCATAAGCACCATGAAGAAGGATCAACTGGTCGAAGAGTGTCAGAGATGTAATCTGGACGGCACTGGAAAAGTTGCAGATCTCAAGGAACGTATTAAAGCATATAGGGATCGCAAAAACTCCGTTGATGACCTATTTAAAACTTACGAGCAAAGTATAAACAAGGATGATTGAAGCAAAGGCAAGACTCACAAAACTCGTTATAGAGAAGGCTAAGGAAATCTTGTTATCTCAACTACCATCTGAAATCGAGACTGACCTAAATGAAATTGTTTGTGATCTTGTTCAGGATGGTATAGATACGTATCACTCTGAACAGATGAGCAAGACCTTGGAAAATATTTCAAAAAAACATCAAATCCCTTTAGAGCTTCTCCTGCGCGACGTCGCCGACATCAGTGGTGTGGATCGTTGTAGGGGGAAGAAGATGATGAAAGATGGAAAAATTGAGGTTAGGTGCAAGTTTAAGGCTGGTGAAAATGGTTACTGCAAATATCATCATCAACAAGGTGAAAAAATTAAACCAAGATGTCTACCAAGTTTACAGTTACATAATCACGGACCGGAAAAAATGAATGTTCCGGGGTGCCCAGGTTGCGAACAAAAGGGACTTATAGAATTAAGTCGTTTACTTTCCAATGAATAAAACCAGCATTCTGCTATCATCAATTGATCAATTTTACAATGTCGAATATAACAGGAATAAGCTACTCACAATCTTAAATAAATCGAGTGGGATTTCACTCAGAAATCTCGAGTGGTTCATCACGAATTACGCGAAAAAGAATAACACCTCGTTTAAGACGAACGATGGTAAACTTTTTACAGTCCACTGTGCCTATAAATCTAGCTTGGATGGATACAGTAAGAAGCTCTTCGACCCGTTTTGCAGGGCTGAAAAATTCACATATCACATTCCGGGGACATCTCAAGAAATTCAGACTACTCTCGCTCAGCTGAATTTTATCAAATGGTGTATCAAAAATAATATTATCGACTACATCTACAACAATAAACAAAATCTATTCACTAGGTCATGTAATCAAAAACTTGTGTCATAACACCATCTTTGATACGAATAAAGTTCATCGTTTTAGCCAATATATGAAAACGTCTATTATGCCATGTGTTCTCGTGCTTACTGGAGAACAGGTTTCCGTGTAATATAGGTTCCTTCACAACGCTAAAATTAACGTGACCAGAAGCGTCGTCATCATTAGGGTAAAGTGCAAAACTGTAAGAATAAAACCTCCGTGTGATTGGGGTATTTCTATGATGCAACCTGGGTTGGAGAATTCTTAAAAAGTGTGGGGACCCCGTATGCTCGTCCAAAATTTCTTCACCATCGAAAGTGAGTGTAACATAGTCGATGTGCTCATACCGCAGAGCTGGGTCGACTTCAACACCTGAAGAGTTTAGGGGTAACTCGTTGTAATTTGAAGTTCCACCGAAAGCGTTATTTTCCGTGTACAGCACAAAAAAGTACAACTCTTGAACCAAATTGGTGAAAGAGAGTCGCATTTTAAATTTTGGTTCGGTGTTCCCATCATCTTCATCGACAAGGATATCATTGTACTGTATTTGAGTAATCGCGAAATTGTGGTCACGATTCATGACTTTGATTTTCTCGACAGGATCCAAAAAGACACATTCGGTAGACAATCTGAGGTCGTATGGCTTGTAAGTGACCAAATCATTTGCATCCGCTCCAAGAAAACCCTCAAACCCCGCCTGTTGATGTCCAGAAACACATATACACTCTTCAACGTTACGAAATTTAACCTCGACTTCAATTTCCTGCCTCGTCAACGCACAAACGGGTAAGGCGAGTTTTGGGTGGTTGTGGAAGTAAAATGGAATCTCTATACAAACATCTCCACCAAGCTGCCTGGGGTAGGGTCTCGTTTTTGAAAGTCTACTATTCACTGCAGCTGGGTTCGAACTCACAACTCTCATAGACAGATCGAATAAGTTTAATTGTTTTGTCGTTGGGTATTCCATTTCAGCATAGAGATCCAAATATTCTGTCGTGATGTGTTGAATGACTATACCACCAACAGATAGTGTGATGTAGTCTATGAAATTGCTCGCTTCACCGTAAATATAATCCCCGTTAGGGTCCCCATGATCCACATCTATGACTATATCTGGTAAGCTAAACATGAGGTTGACACCCTTCAACACATCACAGTGGTCATATGGTATGTTGAATCTATGTATTTCACCATACTCAACGTCTTTATTAGAAGGAATGTCGATAAATTGTAAAGAAAAGTTAGAGTGTTTCTTGAAATTTTCTTTAAAAAAGGTGAACTCAGGATTTTCAGTCGTGTAAATGTCTAAAAGACCTTTCGACTCGAGCTGAATACTCCCTGCCATACTAATATAAGACAATTAATAAAATTTTAAGCCAGCTAACCCGGAATCAAACGATAAGATGTTGTAGTTGATGGCATATACACGAACCTGTGTTTCTTCGGTGGAATACCCCCTCACCAACAAGATGTTGTCATTTGGATTGACATATCTGTCCTGTTCCTTAAATTCAATGGTAAACTTTTGATGAATGATCCTACTCATATTCAACTGCCCTGTCGGATCGCTACTGTCAGGGTCAAGTGCGAAGGAATACATTCCAAACTGACTTTCACCAGTGTCTGGTATGTTCATATGATTTTTAAAAGGTTGGACCACCGATAAAAAGTGACCATTCTCTCTAAAGAAGATGACATTGTTTAAGCACAACTCGGCATTGTGTATCTGTCTAAACCTATAGTTATTGATCACATCATTCGAGTTGTTATATATGGGCTCGCCCAAAAAGAACAATTCTTTCACCGGGTGTTTAAAGTCCAAAAGAAACACCTTCTTATTATTACCAGGTTCCATTCGTGTCTCTTTATGTTGGACCTGTGTGATGAGATACTCCATATGATTCTCTTGGAAGGCGGAACGTTCCATTTCACTTAAATACACATGCTCTGTAGTCAGGAATATCTGATCGATGAACTTCTCAGACTGATCAGTGATCGGTGGAAGGTTTTGAGACACTGACTTGTAAGAATAATACTTATCCCTACTCACGAGTTTTATTCTTATCGACACCTCTTGCTTGGTGAGTTTACATAAGGGAATGGCGGATTTATTGTTTCTCGTAAAGTAAAAAGGCAACTCCAATGAAAATTTTGTGGGGTAATATCCTTGTGGCATGGGAACCTCCCCACCCCTATACAATTCGATATCCTTGTGCTGTTCAGATGTGTCCAGCTTGTTTCTCATGTAAATGTATTCACCAGATATCCTGTCAATCACCTGCTCACCAATCAATAACTCCGCGTGCTCAATGAGTTTTGTAATGGGATTGGCGACTGTCCTCATAGCGTCATAATCACTCCGCCACAGCACCGTGAGGGATACAGAATTTAGTAAATCACTCTTCGTGCTAGGTATCCTCACAGTCAGAACTTCACCAAAATCTGAGTTTCCTGTGAATGGAATGTCACTGAAATCTATACCAAATGGTGTGTGTTGCCTAAATGTGTATATAAAGTGTGAATAGTCTGGACATTTGCTAACCCACTCATCCTGAACACCTTTGACACAGAGGTACATTCTACTATTAAGTATCTTTTTTTTAATACTCAATTGTCATGAAACCTCTGGAGAAGTTAAACTTCTGCATTTCGAGATAATACAGGTGCAACTCAAACTCACCAGAGAATATTTGGTCATTCGCGGGGTCTGGTGATGCACCCACAATACTTTGATCAGCGTTCGGTAACAGTTTGTTTATCTCAAATTCAATCAAAGTCCTGTCAGAATTTAAATTTGCAAAGTCGAGGGTACCAGTAGACTTTTCGTGTAGAGGATGAAGAGCGAAACTTTGTGTGTATATGTTGATCCTGTCGTCAGTCACACCCAAATCAAATTTGTAGGGAACCGCGTACTTGTAGTGTTCGTGGCTCTCCATGAGCGTGTTTGGAAAACTTTCTCCATTCAGAAAGAAACGAGCCTTTTTCATGATTGGGGTGTTCCGTGTAATCATCGAGACAGACGAATTTCCAGAGTTCCATTGTAAGTCTTCCGCTCGACTTCTCACAAATGTAACATACCTATGTGTCGACTTAGTTTGTGTAGTAAATAATTTGTCTCTGAAGAACCAATGGAAAGCCTTCACCTTCGATTTTGGTTCTAAATTTACTTTAAAGGTTGAATCAGATTCAGGTGTCGTGGTGAAAGGTGTATGCTTTTTTAAAACGTTCACTAGAATGTCATGACCAGATTCTACCATGTACAACCTCTCTTCACTGCTAAGTTTTATCTCCTCACTTATCAATTGGAAACTGTTCAACTCAATGATAGCCGGGGTTTGACCAGTTTCTGCACCTTGCCACCACGTCTGTGGGTGAAACACGAGTTCGAACATAATTTTTTGCTTGTGAACGGCACATACGGGGAAGTAGTGACGATCTTCAACTTCCTTGCGTAGTTCCGTCTTTCCATACTTACGTGAAAAGAAAAATGAAAGTGGGATTATGAATCTATTTGAAGGTCCGTAACTGGAGGGGGCGGAGATACCAGGTGTAAAGTCTTGTGACATGTTTTGAAGCACCAGGTTACCCTTCTTGGACTGTGGATCCAAGTACAGAGACTCGTGTATCATCTCCCAGTCGTCGGTGATTTCTTCAACCTTGATGTCATCCACATACATCGTGATACTTTTGAGAAATCCTCTACCGAGTGGGGTAGTATAGTTCACGTCATCAGTCTCCTTGGCTGGTAAGTTAACTTTGAGGTAGAGGTTAGTGAGTAAGTCTCCCATGTTCTTGGGGTCATACTCAACCTTAACAGTTTGATTGAAAGGCCACCCAGCCGCACGACCCGGATTTAGAACATTTTTAGTTTTATGAAACTTTCTAAATTCTGAATGTCTCTTCACATCTTGATAGTCAAAGAAAGTCTTCTCTGGGTCTTTGGATAACAAGTAAGTGTCCTGTTTTCCAAAAGCTTTCAAGGAAAGTTTAGCAGCTTCACCCATACTTATCTATTAACTACATATTTTTAATATCATTCCCCCACATGTCAAGGTATCCCGTAGCTTCCAGCAAGCACAGTTCCTTCTTAAGTTTGTTTGATTCTTCGATCAAGGCTTTGACACGCTCCTCTGTGTAGTCCACCGTCTTGATGTGCAACAGATAGTCATAGGAACCATCAACCTTTGGGAATGACTGTCCAATTTCACGTTCGAGGTCTTGTTTCTTCTTCTTGAATACCACGATGTCTCCTTCGACAACCCTCTTAACAAATTGAGCGCGATACGAACACATGTCAGATCGCTTCTTGGTGCTGGCGATGAGATGTGCTTTTCTCTTTTTGTAATAGTCCAATCGAAGATCGATAAAGTCCAAAAGGATTGTCTCAGCGTTGTTATACTTGCAAATACCCTTAGTGGGGTGGAATAAGTGCATGTTTGTGTCACGCACCGTCTTTTGAAGTTTGAGATCCTTCACAATATCCTTACCATCATATCCCTGTACGACGAAATCAACGTTCTCGGTTGTGCTGTTGTTCGTAAAACTTCCGATAACCTTCTTCTCAACAAGACTGTCCAAGTGTTCCTTGTAGTCTTGGGTCCACCTCCCCGGTGGGAGCTCACTGATCTTGACGGTGGTTCCGATGACCTGCCAAATACCCTCAGTTATCCATCCCCCCGTTTCATCCTCAAAAACACGACCCCTGAATCCCCTGAACCAAGGCTTCATTTTCTTGATTTCTTTACCATTCATGAAATTCAGAATGTTTTTCTTGATGTCTTCAGGATTGAAGGATGGGACGTAGCAACTGAAGCCAGTTCCAATACCTTCAGTTCCATTGACCAGCACTGTAGGGATAATTGGCATGTAGAATTCGGGCTCAATGGATCGCCCATCATCATCGAGATACGTGAGAACAGCGTCATCCTTGGGATCGAAGATCTTTCGCGTGTCGTTAGACAACCGCGTAAAAATATACCTCGTCTGAGACGCGTCCTTACCACCCATCAAACGAGTTCCAAACTGACCACAGGGTTCGAGGAGATTGATGTTGTTTGATCCAGTGTAGTCGTTTGCCAACTTGACAATGGTCTCGGCGAGTGAAACTTCGCCGTGGTGATACGCACTCTTCTCAGCCACATACGCGGCGAGTTGCGCGACTTTCATTTCATCTCTCAAATTCTTGTGGAAACACGAATACATCACCTTACGTTGAGAAGGTTTGAGACCATCCGCTACATGTGCGATAGAGCGCTTAAGATCAGCGAGACTGAAATTCACTAAATCCTTGTGAACAAAGTCAGTGATGGCCAGCTGCGTCACATTGCCATAGGGCACCTCAAGCTCACCAGTTTCTTTCGCGGTGCTCTCTAAGAGCCAAGTCTTTCTCGCATCCGCCTTCTTCTTGTCAAACGCGAGGATGATGGACTCATCTGTCATCGCGTCCATGTCGAATTTCACGGTGAGATCTTGAATCTTTTTGAAATATTCACGCGCCTCAGCGCTGGTGCTGGTTCCCAGACCCTTGTAGTATTTGATTCTCCAACCAGATTTACCACTTCCATACCAAGACCGGAACGCTGAATCAGTGTAAAAAGACTTCGTCTCAGAACCCTTCGTAGCTTTGATGATCGGCGTGACCATGCTCACGACAAAGTTGAACTTGAGGAGAGATGGCCAAAAGTAGTGGAACATGTTGAGAATGAGACCCTTGATATGGGACCCGTCATTGTCCGCGTCAGTCATGATCATGAGGCGACCGTAGCGAAGCTCTGAAACATTCGTATATTCCTTACCCTGTTGGAGACCCAAAATCTTTTTGAGGTCGTTAAACTCCTGGTTGGAGGTGAGTTGTGCCACTGAGGAATCCCTAACATTCTTGCATTTACCCCTGAGAGGAAAGACCCCATAGTGATCTCGACCCACAACAGATAATCCCGCGACTGCGAGAGTCTTCGCGGAGTCGCCCTCTGTGACGATCAGGGTACACTTCCCCGATTGTGCTGTGCCAGCCTTGTTGGCGTCATCCAGTTTGGGGATCCCAGTGATTTTGGACTTACGAGCACCATCTGTCTTCTTGAGTTCCTTCATCTCCTTGAACTTTGAGAGCGCCGTGAGTTCATCCGCGATACCAGTCTTGAGCGCGTTCTTGACGAATGTCTTGGGTAATTCAAACTTTGAACCAAAGTCAGCAGCCTTTGAGGTGCATTCAGACTTTACCTGGCTCGAGAAGGTTGGGTTCTCGATGGTTGCCTTTACAAAGATGGTAAAGGCGTTCTTCACTTGTTGCGGTTTGAGCTTAATCTTCTTCGCCATGTCCTCAATGACCCCATTCGCGATAAGGTTCGCCACGTGATCCACATGGGTGCCACCTTTCATGGTGCAAATACCGTTGACGAAAGAGACTTGCTCGAGTCCATTTTCGGATGGACCAATGCACACTGACCAGCGGTCTCCAGACACAGAGGCGACATCTTGGACACCTTCATGCATCTTTGCATACGCTTCAAAATTTTGTTTGGGGAGAACGTCCCCGTTGAATTTCACCTTACAGTTAGGAGTGGTGCAGATGTTGGCATCCCAAACTCTCTTTTGGAAAATGTTGTAGATGGTATCGTCCATCTTGGTCATCCCAAACCTCTTCCACTCGGGTGTGAATGTGATAGAGACGGATGATGTAGCGCCCGAATGTTTTTTGATTTTTGGGGGGTCGCAGACGGTCATATTCTTAGACCACTTTTGGGTATACGTCTGCTTTGTCTCGTGATCCTTGATAATCACAGAGAAGTCGCTGGAATAAATATTGGCCAACTTGGCACCATAGCCGTTGCGACCACCCACGATGCGCTTTTGTGTGTCATCATAGTTGGTGCTCGTGAGAAGGTGACCAAAGACAAGTTCAGGGTTCCAGAGACCCTCTTTTTCATGCATGCGAACACCAATACCACCGAGGGGTCCGTTGTTCTCGATAGTCACCGAGCCCACATTCTTATCGATGCTGACAGAGATGGAACTAACCTGCTTGGGGTGGAGAGAGTTGCGGTCGATGGCGTTGACCAGGATTTCATCAAAAATTTTCAAGAGAGCTGGGGAATACTTGAGGTTCTTCTTCGTGAAGGTGGACCCATTGAGAATCCAGTAGGGTTCAGAACCCTGCTCGACTGGACCGACATACGAGTCAGGTCTCTTGAGAATGTGTTCAATGTGGGTGAGCTTTTGGACACTTTCCATATTTGCTTGGATTTATTACAACTGAAATCTCTAACTTAGGTAGTTTATTGACATGACTTCCACTTGTGATAGTAGTCAATAGTGACAAAGGCATATACTGCACGAGTTATAGACTGGTCCCATGGGTTACCCATTTCGTCCATGTATGCATCAGGTTCAGTGTCAAGATTACCGTCCACTTCTGCACAGCGCAAATTAAGCTCTTTATGGATAAGATCGACGAGTTTGTCGACCTGTTCTTGTGTGAGTGCTCGGACGGTCGTAGCGAATTTTCCATCCAGGTCCAGAGAATGACGCGCCTGGTCAACACATTTGATGAAAATGCTCAACTGATGCACGTTAAGGGTGTGGAGGTTCATTGCTACTTCGGACTGACCCATAAACCAGTTTTGTAGGGGGTTCCTGAAAAAATGGTGGGGTCATAGAAATTACAATATCGTCAGTTCATAACACATGCACAAAGGACCGTGGCACGTGGGCCCGAAATTGGGTGCATTTTGGTTCATTTTGTATGGGTATTTAGTCTGTAACCTGTAATTTTTGTAAAAATTCGGTTGGGTGTCCGGATTATTTCAGGTGCGAGTGGGAATGACGAATTATGAAAGATCGTAGCACATTTTACATACATTGATTTTCAAAATTCCTCATGAGTTAATCTTACGCTAAAATTTCACAATTTTCCTAAATCTTCAAGGACTTTTAACACATAATTACGTTCTTCACGGGTTGTTTCATATGAACTTATCTTATAAGCAATTTCATTAAATATCTCTCGAATTTCGCCGTTAGACACAGACCTAATAGTCAGGGGTTGAACTATTTCGTATAAAGATGTCATTTTTTCATGAAAGTTTCAAAGTTTGGACTTTCACTTAAGTTTTTATTTCTTAATGAGAGAAGCTACAAAATACATAATTGGTGGAACAGAAATAGAACCAACGGTAGTCATCGCAGCTGCCTGAGCTTCTTCCGGTGTTTTGACTTCACCGTGGATAACCTTGGAGATTGACCCCTCCATGATCTTATCGACTGTCGAATCGATGGGTTTCACTATCATGGGGATAGCTGAAATGCCGATCAGTGTAGGTAAAAAGTGCATCACTTGATTATCATCCATGTTATTAGTGGAAATAATACTAGCGGCCATGTTTACAATGACCCTAATGATCGACCCCGGCCAGAAAACCGACGCGAGCATCTGCCATGTGAGAGTTTCTGTAGATATCCTCAGAGTATCCATAATTTTATCCTCTTCTTCGGCACCCTGGTACGCCTTCTCACCCTTATCGATAGTGTCAAATATCACATATGATGCGGCAATACAGTAGGACGCGGGCAATCCCCATTCGGGGAGATAGGTTGTGAAAGCTTCTCCGAGTTCATTCGCGTATCCCATGTAGCGCAAAGAAGTTTCACGGTAAGGGTCGACATTCTTGTAGGCGGTTGAATAAATCTTGAATCGTTTGTTATGTTTCAGTGTTGGTTTGCACATCATCTTGGGTGTAACGATGGAGAACATTGTTCATTGTGAGTATTTCAGTTTAAAACTTTATATCTGATTAGGATATATGCTCTCACTGGCCAGTGTCCAGCCAAAAGTTAACATCGCTAGAAAATTTGAAAAGCGGGTCAATAAGGCTGTGGTTGGAACAGCGGTCAAAGTCATTGATAAGTTGTATGAAAACAAAGATTATGCACGATTCTACGTTCTCGAAACAGTTGCGCGTGTGCCATATTTTTCCTTCGTATCTGTTCTGCATCTCTATGAAACTCTTGGGGTGTGGCGAAAAGTCGACTACTTGGAGACCCACTTCGAACAGACCATGAATGAGTTCCATCATTTACTCATCATGGAAGATTTGGGTGGAGATGAACGTTTCATCGACCGTTTCTTTGCACAGCACGTGGCGTTTGCATACTATTGGTTAACATGTCTGATATATTTGGCTTCACCGCGGATGGCGTATAACTTGTCGGAGCAGATTGAGGAACACGCATATCATACATATGATGAGTTCTTGAAACGAAATCACACCAGTTTAGTTCTTGAAAAACCACCAGCTGTGGCTGTCAATTACTATGACGATGTTCAGAATTTGTATGACGTATTCGTCAATGTGAGAAACGACGAAGGTGACCATGTTAAGAAAATGCGGGATTATCAATCGGATCTAATGGAGGTGTAATCTTTTCTCCACTTACTGTAAGAATGTATTTCTACTTCATCGTGGCAATCTTCATACTCATCGTCATGATGCAGAACAAGACGAGGGGTATGACACACTCTATAGATAAACTCGTGAGACAGTCAGCTCGATACGCAACAGCGGCTCAACAAGACAAATCACCGATGATCGCCGTTCTACACGCGAATTATGCGGCTGCGTATTTATACGCACTCAAAGATATAGCCACAAACTCACAGATCCACAATGCTACTGGTATCGATGTTAAGAAATTCACAGAGCACGTAGTCAACGTTCAGGATTACGTCACGAAGAAGACGAGTGACAGTTGCCCGGAGTTTGTTGGCCAAGTAGATGTGTATCTCGCAGAAATTGGAGGTGAAGCTTAATAAGCACCTAAGTTGACCAGGTTTTTGTAAAATTTCAAGATTTTCAAAATGCAAGTCATCCGTGACGAAGTTTGGCAGAAATGCCTCGCTGATGCGACAAAGATGCATCGGCTCACTGAACCCGATGACAAATGCTACAATCTTGCAGATGCGACGTGGAAGTGTAAAATGTCCTACAAGAATCATGAGATGAAGAAAAATGAAAGACAAATCATCGTGATCGACAAACCCCCTGAACCAAAAAGCGCGCAACGCACCTCAAACAAATTATGCGCTGCGATGACTATGGCTGGAAAACCCTGTTCTTTCAGGGCTGTGTGTGGCGATTTCTGTAGGAAACACAGGATCGACAAGAATGAGATGGGTGTCAAAATTAAAATCCAGGCGTAGTATAGAACAATGTTAGATCAGGATAGACTTAGACCCGTTATAATTTCAATGGCTCTCTATATCACTATATGCACGCTCGTCCCCATACTTTTCAAAAAGCCAACTGGCGTCCAAGTCATTGACGATCTCACACTTTCGGTCATTCGTCAAAAGGAAATGCTAATGAGCGGCACGATCCTCGTCGGTCTCATCACCATGGGAACTAATTACGTTCATGACGAACTCATCTAAAACATTCTTCCTCCCGACCAATTTCCGTGTATGTGTGTGATCCATAACGCGCACCCGCTTTTCATACGCGTCTCTCATGAAGCCTAAAAGCTGATCAAAATTTGGTTTTCCCCACTCCATACCCTTTTGGAAAAGGAAATCATCTTGCTCCAGTTTTTCGAGTTCACAGTCAATGATATAGGGTGTCTTAATGTATTCAGGAGCACCCCCGTAATTTGTGATGATCACAGGTTTATCGCGGATAGCGGCTTCGACAGCGCCCATACCTACACCCTCTGAATGTGAAAAACTCACGTAACAATCCGATTTGTTATGTATATCGTCTAGATCAGATTCAGAAACTAACCCATTGATCACTTCAACACGAGGAAGCTGTATATCGATGTCCTGCTTACATGTAGCTTTTACAACCAGGCGAGTGTTTGGTTCATTGAGTCTGATGAACGCTCTCAAAATTTCTCTAAAGTTTTTACGCTGATCCATAACATTTCCGATATGATAGAACACGTAAGGTTTCTCTACGGGTGGTGGAATGTAGGCGTGAATCACGTAGAACTCATTCGTTGGAAATTGTTTGGACAAAACCCTTTTACAGAACTCACTTGGAACTGCGACCCTTTTGAATTCATTCATGATCAGACCATAATCCGCGTGAACAGTTTCAGTTTCGCACACCGTCATACAGGACAAGTTCTTCACACGGGAACGAATATAGTCAGTGTGTCTCAGGTGTTCTTGAACCGGAAGAAGAAAGACGAGTGCATCATTCACCTCAGGGAGTTCGCCACCAATCGGATAGTATCCGCAGTTTAGTAACTTGGTATACTTCTTGGCGTGTTGACCGATCCCACTCAACGTCGAGGGACCAATTATGATCATTAGCTTAAAAACAAATCTTGTTTTTATATATAGTACCATGAGTTCTCTTCGCGAAGAAATTATCCAGGAAATGGAACACCCCCGTGTAGACAAGAAACGTCTTTTTGACCTTCTCTTGAAGATTATAGACAATGGCGGTGCGGGTGGTGTTGGACCCCAGGGACCCCCGGGTCCTGCGGGCGAGCGTGGTCCCGCGGGCGAGCGTGGTCCCGCGGGCCCCGCTGGCAAGTCTGCCACCGCCGCCACCACCACCACAAAGAAGACAACCACAAAGAAAAAGGCTGAGACATCCGCTTAAAGTATACGTTACATTATTAGTTACATGTTGACTCTCAGTTACACACCTACCCGTATTTACAATTCGTCGAATAAAAAACCGCGGAATCCAGAATCGAGACCGAAGAAATATCAGGTTGTGGAAACAGCGCAACTCATTCAGATGCGTCACCAGATTGCTAGATATAAGCAGTCTGAAAAGAAGCTCAGATTGCTGGCTTCGTGGGGTGTGCGCTCTACAGAGTCGTCACTACACGATTTGCGCGGAATCTTGGAAACATTGGACGAGCTCTATGGAGAGGACGCTTTTGAGGATGAACTGTAGAACTTAGTCTACCAAATATTCGCTACTTACGACACTAATATAGGCATACGTACTTCTCGCTGGCACATTGCTCGCAAATT